ATTGCAGTTCCATCTGGTGAATAGGACTTATTTGCTTTAAGTCTTGTTTTGTCGTTTACCTGAACAATATTTTCTAATTCTAATACTGGAAAGATCATTTTCTATCCCCTTGAATTTTATCTAGCTCTTTAGTTTGTGGCATTCTCCAAAAGAGGTGTCCACATAGAACACCCATTAGAAAAGGAAAGATAGGGAACCTATATGCCCATGCAATCATAACATGACTAATGCTTGATTCTGTTCCACCGTCAACTAGAACGAATACATCCCAAGCAGTTATCGCCACTATGAGAACGCCTATGAATATCATTGTACCTTTTTTCCACTTCATGGTGCCACCAATTGATGATAAACAATGTTAATTCCAACACTTTTGTCATTGTTTAAGTCATTATTTTTGTAAGTTACTTCTATTTTCATGTCTTGAATCATGTCTGCATCATACTGTGATTCGTCTCTATAGAAGCCATTTGGAATTTCTACTAAAAAGCCGAATTGATTTAGCATCAAGTTTGGAACAGTTGAAATAGTGCCAGTAGGGGTATCGTAAACTTTAAAATCAAGTTGATCCCCTGCATGGCCGTCTACAATTTCAATCTGATTTATTTTTGCCTGTGCATATGGAACGATAAAATTAAATAAAGTAGAAGAATTTTTTATACAATTCATTCTAATCCCATACTTCCTTCTAAATAACTTATATCCATTAGGAAGAGTTTTCTTAGAAAATGGATCTTGAGAAGTTCCAAGTATGAAATTTCCGCTCGCGTCTCTTTGTGGTATCCATTGCATGTTAATCTTCCTCTAAGAATCCTTCGGCAACAAAGAACAAGTTATTTACTGCTGTCAGATCATCTCTTATAGTTACCGTTATTTTGTCAGTTGTCCCGTTCTCTAATGTTAGTTGAGTATTACGGGAAACCAAGTCAAATGTGGAAACAATATAGTCGCCACCAGATTGACCTATGATTTCTGAGTTGCTGGGAGACGATGAGAACCTAGCCAAAAAGTCGTTAGTAGTTTGAATATTTCTAAACTGGGTAGTGCTCTCATTCTGAGTTATCTCTATAAGTATTCCGCTACTAAGTGGTGCGTTATTCCCTAGAAAGTTACTCTCTCCAACCTTTATGTTTCCATCTTCTCCATAGAGTTTTAAAACTTCTACAACTTTGTTAAATCCACCAGCAGGGTTGGCAGTTATTTCAAATACAACTGGTGTTCCTGAGCCATCAATTGTTAAATCTGTATTAGAACCACCTACTTCTTTAGCTTCTTCTTCAAATAACTGATCGACAGCTTCTGCTCTAACTCGAACTGTACCCGAGATAGCTTGAACGCCAAGTCTATGAGGATTGTCAGGGTCTCGACCAAGAGAAACTTCTTTAGGTCTAGACACTAGCACTCTATTAGCATCGTCTATTAAAACTGTAGTTGAACCAGTAACAGAAACAGTAACGTCACCAAAGTTTGGGCGTTCATGAAATTCACCGTTCATGCTAAACTCTGTTGAGCTTATGTGGACTATGGGTCTCTGGTTACCACTGATAACATCTGCTTCTAAAAAAGCGTTTTGAAAATTTACATCTGCTTCTAGTGCTTGTGCTACCTTATGGGCCAAAGCATGTTCGTCGCCTTCATCTGCAACAATAAGAGTATAAGTCACATCAACCGCAGGAAGGTCTCTATCAGGAGTAGTTGGGTCTACAGAGGTTCCTGCTATTTGAACTCTTATCGTATCACCTGCGCTTCCAGCTTGGGTTACTTCAAAATAACAATCAGGAATAGGATCTTTTCCTAGCGGTACGTTTACAGATGAAATATTAGAGTCAGTAGCTAGGCGGTTTTGCCCAGCTACGTTTACAACAGTAACGACTCTAGTTTCATCTTCATTAGCAATTTTAACAAACTCTGCGGCTTGTTTATGCGTTAAATCTCCCACTAATTAGTAACCCCTTGGATTTGACTATAAAGTGATTGAGACTGGTTATCTAAGTTAGTTCTAATTAATCTAACTGTAGTGCCATTAGCAGTTCCAACAACCACGATAGGAACAGGTAGCTCAAAATTACACTCAGGATTGGCAGTAGAATTAAAATTAACCATCTTTGGACTAAATACTTCACTTACTGCACCATCCCCTATCTGTAGTTCAATCTTCATTTTGCCAGATGCAGCAGCATGAATTTTTCTGAGAAGAAATGTATCTCCATCAGCTACTACATAGTCATGGTTAGAAGTTGCGTCACTTGCAATATCAACACCTTCATCAAAGTCGTGTACTTCTGCGCCTTCTGATTGTTCAAATGTAACGGGCATTGGATTCGACGCACTGTATGGTTCGCCATCCTCATCGTGCAAAGCAATGTCTAGTGCTTTAACTGTTCCACCACTATCAGTTACAGAAGTAATTCTTTCTGTTTGGTGTGTATCATCTAGTGCCGCATTTCTTTGGTGTGCAATCAAACCACTATTGGAAGGGTCAGTGTTATTTGTAGCGTCATATTCACCATCAACAGATGCGTGACCTTGCTCAGAAGTTCTTAATGCTCTATCTACGCCACCCGGGTCATCACCATAAGCGCCAACTTTAACGTTACTGTCAGTATCAACAGTTGCCTGTTGGGTATCTGGATTGTCCTTGTCTACGATTTTTACGTGAACGCGCTCGTCCGTTCCATCGCTTTCAGATCGAATGGGCAAACTACTATTATAGTCCATACTTTACTCTCCTAACTCTTCTTTGAGTTCGCTAATAAGTTGTTCTTGTTGTTTTATATGTTCTTCTATTCTTTTGATTTCTGCTTTGTAGTCGTCGCATTTAATCTCAAGTTCTAGTTTTCTAGCTTCATGTTTATATAATTGTGCTTTTTTCTTCTTATCCATTTGGGTTCCCCGGGTTTTTAGGTATCCTTGCCTTAGATTTTGCTATAGGTAAGCCAGCTAGAACTTTCTGTGCAGTAGCGGTAACATAAGTTGGTGAAAATCTAAAAATTTTTCTCATCATTTGACTGTATGATCTTTCAAACATCATGCGTCTCCTTCTACTCCAATGATAGAGGCAAAAAAGTCCCCTGTCATCGGTCTATTATGTTCAACAGTTACCTTAACAACTGTTCCGGCAACTAATCTCTTTTGTCTAAAAGTAAAGTCTGCGTTAAAATCGCACCAGTAAGTCAGTCTTGTTCCAACTATCGAACCATCTATATCAACTTGGTATTTAGCTACATTTTCCCCACTCACTTCTATTTTGTCTAGTGCTACAACTTTCCCGACCGGAACTGTATAGCTTATTATGTTTGCAGGTGTTGCACTTGGAACGCTTGTAGCTTCACCGTATTCATTTAAAGCAACAAATCCAGCAGGTAGAAACGGCTCTATAGCAGCTTCAACTTCAATAGGCGGCATATCACAAATTTTAGTCTTTACAACTACTTCACCTGAACCATCAGGACATTCTGCAAACTTCTTTTTCTCAAGAACTTGAATAGCAGTCTTATCTACACCGCCGGGATTTAGCTCTAATGCCATTAGCTATCCTCCCCTAGTGTTTCCATTAGCTCTTTCAAGCCTTCTGTAACAAAGTACCATGCGTACCACTTGCCATCTTTCTCTACATATTGAATGTCGAAATATTTCACAAATCCGTTATGCTTCTTATTATTAATAAGCATTAAACGCCGCAGCCCCTTCACAGAAGAGGCCGCAACGTAATTTGGTACATGGTTAATCCCCAAAGGGGATTGAAAGTAAGATGCCATCTATTAGACGTTTGCATCCTTGATGATTAGAGCAGATTCACTTGAAAGTGGAGTAGCTCCATCAGCTTGGAAAGCTCCCGGCACATCAACTTGAAGTGCCTTAACACCAAACTTTTGAGCGAGAACTTGCAATTTAGCTCCCGGCCCATACTCAGGTCGGTCATCTTCTGCAAATTCTGGTCTTCTTTGAAAGCCAATGGCAATGCCTTCGCTTTCATACATGAAGTATTGGTCGTCACCAAGCTCAGGAGTCATAAGAACTTTTACACCGTAAAGAGTTCCAAGAACGCCTTGAGGAATGACAGCGCTTCCATACTTATCAGCAGAAACGAAAGGGTCAATCTTTAGTAGCTCAGCTTCTTGTTTAGGAGAAACAGCTAACCAAAGGTTTCCGGGTCTAGCTTTGTTTTTAAGAAGAACTCTTCTCATTTCAAGAACAACGTCTTGAGAAATGTCGCCAGCAGTTAAAGCAGTGATAGCAGAAGATTCCATTTCTGCAATCAATTGTGCATCTACATAACGGCTATGCTCAGCAGCAGCTCTTTCGATGTATTCTCTCATAACGTCAAGACGAGATTCGATTTCATCGTTAGAGTCAATCAACCACTGAATGTGAGCGCGGAAATCCAAGTCCATTGTGTCTTTTAGAAAGTCAACGTCTTGAGTTGTTCCAGCTACAGCACTAGATCTGTTTTCTACTGCGAAAAGAGTAGAGTTTTTAGGGAAAGAAATTTGTTTATTACCTTTAGACGCGAACATTGAAACGTCACGTGCAGAAGGTAAAAGGACACTATTACTAATAAGCGCTCTCTGAGCAATTTCAGAGATCAATTCCATTTTAGTTGGTCCTAGTTGGGTATCACCTGCAACGGCCATACGTACTCCTTGGTTTGATTAGTTTAACTTATTCCAAACAGAGGCAAGTTCTTCATCTGACATTCTGGAGATATCCTTTTCTCCTTTACTGTCAAAGTTTGCCTTGTTCGGACTCATATCTTTAACTCCAACCCCACCAGCGAATAAACCTATGTCTGAGTTATCTTTCTTAAGATGCTCTACAATGCGAGAAACATCTGCTTCACTAACGCGGTAGTTCTCATCTACCTCTACAGACTTTAGTTCTTCACGATCAATTAGTTTTATGGCTTTTTCTGGGTTGACGCATCCCTGAGATGCAAGTGTTGCCTTGAGTTGTGAAGTGATTGAGTTCCACGCTAGTACAGATTCGCGTTTCTTGTCTTTCTCTTCTAACTCAACGGCTTTTTGTTTCCAGTAGTCGGCGGCTTCTTTGTGTTTCCCTTCGGCTTCTAGCTTTTCTTGGACAAGTCTATCGCGTTCAGCTTTTAATGCTTCCGCTTCTTCTCTAAGTTTAACTTTTTGTGCTAAAGCTCTTTTAAGGGTTTGATGCTCTACCTCCGACATGCCAAATTGACCGTCTTCACTAGCTTTTGCCTCCGCCTGACCCTTAGTCTCTTGAGGTGCGTCCTGAACGCTGTTGGTTTCTTCCATTTTGAATCTCCTTGTTTATTGTGTCAAATACTAACGAAACCTTTTCTTTAGTAATTGAGTTATTTTTTTAACTATTAGCTCTGTTCTTTTTTTACTTAATTGAACTACATATCTTTTTTGTTTTGCAAGTGCTTCTGCAATTTCTTTGTTTTTCTTCGCTTTTGTCTTTCCACCGCGAATTAAGTTATATCCAGCATGTATGCCAGTAGGCTCTATTTCTATCTCTATTCCACGCTTTGTTTTATTGAATTTACCCTTGATTGATTCAATTAACCTTCCAGTAAAAGTTAAATTAGACCTAGCAGGAGAGTATTGCGGGTGTGTTGGGTTCTTTTTTGCATAACGCCTTCTATTTGCAATAGTGCTAGGTTTTAACGCTCTGTAGCTCTTTCCAGTTTTTGGGTTAATGCCGTTTCTAATATCTTTTTTGAGATCTTCAACAACTTTATTGACAAAATTCTGCTTTATTTCTTTCTGTACTGCTTTAGTCACCTTTTTTTGAATGTCTTTACCTATTTTAACCTTAACTCTCATCTAGGTTTTCCAATATGTCGCCTACAGTCAAAGGTTCTTCGTTTCTAACTTCTTCGATAGTTTGTCTTATCTTTGATTTTATTTGTTTTTTAAATTCTTGGTCAGGCATTGGTATGAACTGCCTTTGTGGAAGTGTATCGCCTACATTGTGGTTATAACTTTTTAACTTTTCCACTTCTGGCGCGTTTTCAAATATTCCAACCTTAACGCCTTTGTCATGTTCTAGAAAAGTTATCTGTGAACGCAAATCACCATCTTCAAATAGTCTCGATGTTGTGCCATCAGCTTTCTTTTTCTTAAAAGGCGCTTTAGAAACAGGAGATTTTGAACTATCAAGGTAGTTGTTTATTTCTTCTACTAGAAGTTCACCCACCAACCTCTTCGCTTTCGTCTTCTTCGCTTCGCTCATCCCCTTGAGGTCTAAAGGGACTATCTTCGTTGATTGGCTCTTGTTGATTGGCATCCATACCCCCAAGCTCTTCTTGTTCAATTTCTTCTAGTATTTTTTCAGCTTCTTGTCTTTCAACGCCACGCAAGTCCATGATGGCCTCAACCTTAGAAGCAAAACCTTGTTCTATTTTCATTGACCAGTTAGCTATCTTTTCTTCTTCTGACTGAATCATTTCAGGGCCGGAAAAGTTAACTTCAACAGTAGCTTCTTCATTTATCCTGCCGTTAATGTATTTAGGGTCAATAAGGTTTAGTCTAGGGTCTTTAGCAGCAGCGTTATACCAAGATTTAATAACATCAAATAGTTTCTTCTCAGCATGTCTATATGTGTCAAAGTCAGACTTAGAAGCATCAAATG